TTTTTATTATTTTTTATTTTCCATTTTAAATAAGATGGAAAAAAAATCAAGGTTCCTTCAATGGGTTTATACATAACTTCATCTAAACCTGGTGTATTTAAAATCTTATCTTTTAATGGTAATTTTTTCTTATTAATTCTAGGGTCCTCAAAAATTAAAAGAGGACTTCGATCGGGGCATTTTAAAAAATATAAACAATGAATATGTGATTTTTTTATTGAAGAAGAAATTTTTACTTTATATTCTTTTATATCATATCCCATGTTTTCTAATATATGTAAGCTAGCTTTGATCAATTGTTGTTCAAATTCCTTTTTATTAAAGAAAGATTTATTTTTTTTCAACCAGTCTTTGTGAACTGTAGAATAAATTAATGTAGTAAAAAAAGATATGAAAGATAATGAAAGCATTTTATTTAAAAGGTTCTCCTACATTCCAAACAACCAATGAATACCTAGTTCCTTTAGTAACAGGAGAAACTTTGTGCCAAACAAAACTTGGAAAAATTATAATAGATCCCTGTTCTAATATTTCTTTGCAAGTGTATATTTTTTCTTTTTTTGTAGGCATTTTATTTCTATATGCAAATTGCAAATTACCACCTTTATATTCACTTGAATGACTTAATGAAATAGTTACAGATAATTTTCTAATCTTACCTTTCTTATCTCCGTCCTTGTATGGTTCTTCACTGCTATCACAATGCCAGTCATAATATTGACCCTTATCATATTTTGTAAATTGACAAGATTCTGAATCTTCCCATTGATAGTTCCATCCGGCTCTTTTATTTGCTTCGTGTATATACGGCGTTATTCTTTTATAAATCCAAGGTTCTGTAAGCCAACTTATATTGGAATCTCTAGTTTTTCTCAAAGCTTTTAATTCACTTTTATCCAATGGAAATCTTATCTCATCTCTTTGAGGTCCGCCCCCTATTTGAGCAATTTTCTTTTGTTTAGAGGCACCTAACTGAATGACATCTTCACAAAATTTTTTAGAAAAAGCTTTTTTAAAATAATAAAAATAGTTTTTTAATAGCATTGTTTATTTCTTTATAATATTATAAGGATTTATAACATAAGATAGATAAAAAACAATAGATAAAAAGAAAGATGAAAATAGCAGTTTTAGGAACAGGCACAGTAGGAGTTATGTCAGTCTTACACTTCTTAAGATATTTAGATAACTCAGAAATTACTTGTATCTACAATCCTAATAAAAAAATTCTAGGTATAGGAGAGAGTAGTAATGTTCAACTACCTCACTTGTTGTACCATTCTGTTAAATATAACGTATTTATTAATTCTGATGAATTAAGTTCAACTGTAAAATTAGGAGTGCTTTATAAAAATTGGAGAAAGAAAGAATTTATTAGTCCTATCTTACCAACAAACTACGCGATGCATTTTGACAATTTTGCTTTGTCTGAGAAAATGTTTGATAGAGCTAAAAAAATTTATGGAAAAAGATTTAAAATATTAAACAAAGACATAAGAGAAATAAAACAAAATGACAAAGAGGTTACTATATTATTTAACAAAGGTAAAAAAACATACGACTACGTGATTGATTGTCGAGGATATCCTGAAGATTATTCTAACTATCATATGATTACTTCACTTCCCATTAACAGAGCGTTTGTTAATTTAATACCTAAACCAGGTAATTGGGACTACACTTATCATTATGCACATAAAAATGGTTGGATGTTTGGTATACCCTTAACACATAGACAAGGATGGGGATATTTATTTAACGATAAAATAACATCAGAACAAGAAGCTGTTAATGAAATTAATCAAATATTTAAATCAAATAAAACTAAGAAAGATTTAAGAGATTTTAATTTTAAACCTTATAGAGCTAAAAAATTTTTAGAAGGTAGAATAATTAAAAATGGAAATAGGGCTATTTTTTATGAACCTATGGAAGCATTATCAGGAGTGTATTATGATGGTTTAAACAAGTTTTTTTATGATTACATTAATAAACAAATTGATCAAGAAACAGTAAATGAAATTTTAGATGTAAAAGCTAAACAATACGAAAATTTTATTTGTTATGTTTATAATCAAGGTTCTATATATAAAACTAAGTTTTGGAAAGACGTTAAAAAATCAACTGACAAACATTTAAAAAATAATGAAATATGGAATAAAACTTTAAATACATTAAATAATAATCAAGATAACTTAGATTTAACTTGGCCTTTTTATAATGATTCTTGGAATTATTTAAAAAAAGGATTTAAAACTTAAATTATAATAATGATTTATATTTCTAATGTAAGTAAACAAATAAAATTATTTAAAAACGAGTTAATAAAAGAATGTATTCACAGCACCCTTAATCGTAGAACAAAAGACAGAAGTTATTTAGTTTACAGCATACACACTAAAAAATTATATCAAATATTAATTAAACACTGTAATAAATATTTAAATAAATTTACAATTAGAGATAATAATTTTAAATTATGGTGTTATTTTTCAGATAAAAATTTTACCAAGAGTCATTGGCACAATCATATAAAATCTTCAACTATTAATGCTGTACTATATCTAAAGGTACCTAATAATAATTTAGGTATAGATTTTAAAGTAAACAATGAAATAAAAAACTATAGACCAAAATCTGGTGAGTTATACATTTTTCCTGATTACTTAGATCACTATCCTCACCCTTCTTTTGATCAGCCTAGAATTAGTTTAAACTTAGAAATAAAATGTAATGAAAATAGTAGAGAAATTTTCAAAGTATCTTAATCAAATAGAAAGACCCAAGAAAAAATCATCTTGGAATATCGCAGGAATTATAGAAGGTCAAAACGCTTTTTATAAATTTGATGTTAGGGATATGATAAAATTATCTGATGGGACACCTGCTCAAAAAGGTAGTACAGATAGTAAGGCAGATAAAATGGTTTTAGAAATGGAACATAAATGGGTTATTTTAGATTTAGAAGAACTTCATCAATACATAAATAAAAATAAACTCACTAAAGTCTACATAAATGATTTGATCTCCGATCTAGAATGGACTATATTTTTGGCCAAAAATTAGTATAATGGTATATTATGGCATTACAAAAAGTACAATTCTTACCAGGCTTCAATAAACAGATTACAGAAACCCAAGCAAAAGGTCAGTGGGTAGATGGAGATAATGTTAGGTTTAGATATGGCACCCCTGAAAAAATAGGTGGTTGGAATCAATTAGGCACTGATAAACTTACTGGCGCAGCGAGAGCCATGCATCACATTGTAAACAGTAGCGGGATAAAATATTCTATCATAGGAACAAACAGAATATTGTACGCATACTCAGGAGGTGTATTTTATGACATACACCCGATTCGAGAAACAAACACACTTACCAATGCTTTTACCACAACTAACGGATCAGCTGTAGTTACAATAACTTTTTCTACAGGACATGGTTTAAATCCTGGGGACATAATTTTATTAGATAATTTTACTACAATCACAAACTCAAACTTTAGCTCTTCTGATTTTGATGATAAAAAATTTATGGTAACTAGCACACCAACCAATGTTACAATTACAATAACGATGCCATCAAATGAATCTGGATCAGGTGCTACAACATCTGGAGGTATTAGAGTTCAGTCTTATTATGCTGTTGGACCTGCAGAACAATTACCAGGTTTTGGTTGGGGTCTATCTTCTTGGGGAGGTGAAGCGAGCAACCCACTAACAACAACTTTAAATGGTGCTATTAACTCTTCAACAACAACTATTGTTTTAACCAGTGCCACAAACTTTCCATCAACAGGAACAAATTTTATAAGAATAGGAACTGAAGATATTTCTTACACTGGAATTTCTAGCAACACATTAACAGGCGTGACTCGAGGGACGAGAGGCACTACAGCGGCATCACACTCTGATGGTGCAACAATTACAAATGTGTCTGACTTTGTTGCTTGGGGTGAAGCAGCATCTGGTGATTTAGTTATCGATCCAGGTCTTTGGTCCATAGATAACTTTGGTAATAAAATTATTGCTCTTATACACAACAAACAAGTTTTTGAATGGAACGCAGATTTATCGAATGCAAACGCAACAAGAGCAACAATTATTTCTGGAGCTCCAACCGCGTCAAGAGATATGATTGTATCTACACCGGATAGACACTTAGTGTTCTTTGGAACAGAGACAACAATTGGTACTCCAACAACACAAGATCAAATGTTTATCAGATTCTCTAATCAAGAAGATATTAATACGTATACACCTACAGCAACCAACACTGCTGGTACACAGAGACTTGCAGATGGGTCTAGAATTATGGGAGCGGTAAGAGGTCGTGATGCCATTTATGTTTGGACAGACACT